GCAGTGGTATCAACGCAGAGTACAACAAGGTACGGGAAAAGATTTTTTTTTTTTTTTGTTTTTTTTCTGAAAAATCCTGATGTTTAACCACAAAAGTGATAAAACAAGATGTCCAGCAGGATAAATTGCTTGCAAATTGAACGGAAGATTCGACCATAGTGGCTGAACCTTCTTTCTTTTCGTCAAACTACTCCACCCCGTGGGTGGTTCGTTTTCTGCGAAAGAAGGACTGCACTTTGCAAGTGCAGTGACCACCACTAAGGGCTCGTATGAATCGATAGTTTTGCCAAAAGAAAGGCACCCAAACTATCAAGGGCTGTGTCATTTACAGGTGACTTCCTGTCTGCACTTTCTTCTCCTACGGAAATGCAAAACTGGGCGCTATCTCTGGGCAAGATCTTGCTAAGAAAGCGACTTCGTATACAAATTATGAGCAAGAGTCCGACATCTCAAGCGGGAAAGGCATTAGTATTAACCAGAGCTGGAGCTCCATGCAAATATCCAAACGAAAAATCATCTCCAGCTGCTTCATACAATGCAAAAGCTCCAAAGTCTTCGACCGTACGACCACCATAAGTAGGAAGAGCTAGGGTACCATTCAGCCTGAAGAAAGGATTAACAATGTCGGAAGTTTGAAACCCTTTAGTCAACGCTACTCTGTGGCGAGACAACAAAGTGCCACGTACACTACTAGTGAGGCCCTGACAAATCAAAGAAATGGGGGTTTTTCCATAATAAGGCACAGTGAATTCAGCGCATCCATCAAGATCAGGATAAACGACAGATTCGAATTTAGCATCAACACGATCCAAGGGAATTTCGTTTCCAATGCTAGCTCTGGGTGGTAAAATATCGCCATTTTCTACAGTTTCAGGATACCGCATAATACGCAAAGGAATTTGAGAACGTGGTTTTGGCACAAACGTATCATTATTCACAATAATTGTGGCATCGTCAGAACGGAAGGAACCAGCAGTCGGGAATTGTGTAGAATTTTGACCGACAAATATCTTGTATCGTCGCGACCCAGTCCAAAATGTATACAGATAAGACAAGTAATGCAAAGGACACTCAGATTGAAGATACTGTGAGAGAAGAGCTGGTCCAACAGTAAGAACTGTTCCATTAGAAAAGAATCTACTACCAGTGGAATCTGCACGGGAATTGGTGTATGCTACAGCGTTAGTACCGAAGAAGCCGGGATCAATATCAACAGCCGTCACAGCATACGTGGGTCCTGTAGTAGCAAAAGGCCCAGGGAAAGAAAAATCAGTTCCTGCCAAATTTGGATAAGGTGAAGATTGTCCGATACAAGTCTTTGCAAAACGTTTGATAACTTGCCGCAAATTAACTACTTTTTCTCCAATTGTTAGTTGTTCAGGCATAGTGGGATGAATTCTTGACATAGGAAAAAGACGCACGCCTTGATCCTGATCCTCTTGAGAAACAGCAACATCAGGGCCAACCTGATTAAAAATTTGAGCAACAAGGACTGTAGAATCAACTTCGTCCTGTTCGAAAAAGGTGTCGGGAACAATTTCAAGGGGGGCATAACGGGGACACGACGGAATTGCCAGAGAAAAATCATCGGCAGCGGAGATCCAAATATAAAAAGGCGCCGTATTAGAAACCTGAGCGCTAGCGGCAACAAGAGGAGTCATGACAGTGATGGTAATCATCCCAGTGGAATATCGAATATCAGAAGCAGTATCAAAATCTCCGAGAATAACATCCTTCCATTGCATGTTTGAAATATAAGGAACTGTAAAATCGATTTCAGATGACAAATTTAAATCAAGAATCCAATTGTAAGCATTTTCATTGACAATACCTGTATTATTAGGATCGAAATGCGATGGATGAAAAGTGATGCGAAGCTTTCCAGAATGAAAAGCAGTTTTGGAAACAGCTAGACGATACCGCAATCCACCGGTCCAACGTTCAAAAACTGACGAAACATAACCTAACACAGTGGGATAAATGGTTGCAGATGCAGTTGGACAAAAACCAGGATTAACAGGAAATGAATACAAAACAGCACCCACATCATCAGTAGTGGCCCAAGCAATAGAATTTGTACAAATACACGAATTTTTACAAACATATCCAATGTCCATTTCATCCACATCAGTGGAAAAGAGACCACTAGGCAGACTCAAGGAATTATCAGGAGCCGCACCCAAAATGACTCCAGAATCCATTCCATCCATGTTAGTGAATCCCTTACCAGGCATATTGAATACAGCCTGTGTGTGCGTCAAATCGACAGGTTTATTCAACCCAGCTGCAGAAGCTGCACCACCAATGGCTCGGGAAACCCACTCAACTGGTTTCAGAAAACTAGACCATCTGGGAACAATGCTGGAGAAAAGTCGAGCAGTCGTGGCCACGCCACCAGCCAATGCTGAAACAGATGGTGTTCGAACTTTAACAGACTCCTCGGACAAAATCTGAGCAACCAAAGGGGCCGGGGGATCTGGAGGTGTAATGGGCAAGCGTGAATTGGGCATTGAAAGTTCAACATCCTCAAACCAGGCATAGAGGGTGTAAGGGGCTCCAAGAGAAGGAGAAGTTCCTTCAAGAGTACCAGTAATAGGTTCTAAATACAATCTCCCCAAATATCCAGCGGCTTGAACAAGATCCATGTGAGACAAGGGCGAACAAAACGGAATTTTAAGTTCAACAGAGGAGCCTGTGGCAATATCAAGTTCGACACATGGATAACCAGTATGACATGTGAGCCTATTTGGAATGGCACGATTAGAAAAACCATCGTACGGAGAAAACCACATAAGATACTTACCTGACATAAAAGGAGTGGCAGTAAAAACCAATTTGACCCGGAGATTAGCACGGAAAAATGTAAAGAAAGCCATTTTAGCTCGCAAGTTAGTATTCGCAGCAATGAGCGCATCAGGCATAGCCAAGGGTGTAAATACGAATGTAGGCGTAAGTCTACCAGAACCGATGACAATTGGGCGTTGAAGGATGGAAAGAATATCATGATGCAAAAGGTCTTGGGCATGATTGTTCCACTTGGGAGCAAAAGAAATTTCGTCTTTAATACCCATAGTGACATTCTCGTCTTGAACAAAAGTGGTAATTTGATGAGTTTCAACATTTTCACTCTGGGAAACATCTGCTGTGTCAACTTGTGCCGTCATTCGATTTGCAAATTTAGCAGCTCCATCACGATAACAAGACTCACACGTTCGATACCGCATAAGTTCAGTGGAGGGAATTTTGTAAGTCAAACGTGAAAACAGAAAACTTCCGCATTTACAACAAAAGAAAATAGGATCTGATTTTGGAGGAGTATCAGTAACCTGAATATATTTAACTCGATTGGCAATTGTATGAATTATCGCATTCAGAAAGGTACAATTAAACTACTTTCATATACACGCACCAGAAGAATAGCCTATATTTAAAGTGGCACACATTCTACATAGAAATTGAAAAATTTCTCCACTCACACATATGGAACACTCCGAAGGTGAACGCATGCATGACTCAAGCTAAGGGTTTTGCTGCTCAGAGTTTATGGTGATAACAATGAGCCCCTACCTGAGTTTTAATTACATTTCAGCCGAGATTAAGACGCCCATACTTCACAGCCTCAGACATACGATATTCATCATAAGTCAGAAACTGTGGAGCACGAGTGAAATATCTAGTGGCTGCACGGTACTTGGGGATCCAATGTTCAAACACTTCACGTCCGTGAAGGGAGAGTTCAAAGGCGGAGGTCTCCAAGTTTTCGATTGTTGATTCCTCCTGATCAAGATCTCCTCTAATCCAATTAGTCATTTCAAGAACAGTTTCCATAGCTAAGGGGGCAATCCAAGCCAATTCTTCGGCAGAGTAACGAAATGTGCGCTTCAAATATGCCACAGATTCTATATCTCGATACTTGACCATCTCCCCAGATTTCGCTTCATCAGTATATGTCATACCCAACGTTGCATATGCATCAGCAATCGTAAGCTGATTAAAACTTTCACAAATCTCATCAGAAATATTGATCACATTGTCATCACCATACGACACCATAGCCACATGCTTGTTAAACATTTTCATTGATTGTAATTCAGGCACACCCTTAAACACAACCATCCAACAATATCGCATAGAAACAGAATTGTATATAGAATTCAAAATTGCAGTAATAGGGCATCCAGATGGTTGAGAGTGAGTCCAAAGATAAACTTGATTGCCACACACGTGAACCGAATTGATAATTTCTTTCCACAAAACATGCCGAATCTTCTTATTGTGTTCACCATCATCATAAAATTCATCAACAATATCAAGAATCCGATACAGAATAGGAAGAAGAAGAGTTCCATCGAAATTAGAAAAATCGCCAGCAATCACTTTCTTTCCTCTGGAAGTGCATTTCTTTACAGTCCGCGTCCAATCGTGCGAATAAACATTAGTGCCTACAGAAATTTCATTCGCAATTCGATTTCGACAACAATGGGCGGCGAAACCTAGGAAATATTTTCGAAACAACAAAGTATAGTCCATAGGTCCAGCAGAGAAAACACGAGTTTTGACAGCTTCTATTTTAGACAACGGACGTCGTTCATCTTTGAGTGTGTCAATCCAGAAGGTAGGATATCTCTGCCCCATCAAAGCCAAGCGCTCTCGTTCACGCATAACAAACTCAACATCAGGAGACAAAGAGTACTCATCACTTCCTAACCATTTGGTCTTCCCTATACCCCTCCGATCTTTTATCCATGGATAACCAGCAGATGAGCTTCGTTTAATTGGAGGCAGACAGTCATCACCTTCAATTCCCGCCACAGCTTCAGCATCAGTCAAAACACGAGCATCAGATTCAAGAATGTTCGAACAAATAATGTACTTCATATCATTGATAGCAGCATCCAAAAACCGTTCGTTCAAATCAGGTGGAATGGCTCCTGCCTTCTTCAATCCGTTGTACATGGGATCAATGATTTTTCCGTTGCGTTCGACTGGTCGCAGAACGGAAGGCGCCGTTGAAACAGGGACAACTTGGCCATGAACCAACGACGGACGCAACTGTGTTTTAACAGGGCTCGCAACGGTCACATGTGACTTGCCTACTGAAACAAAGTTGCCTTCGGGTTTCTTCACTTCATCAAACGCCAAATTTTCAGTAATGTAAGGGTCAACATCCAAAATAATTTGAGCCACAAAAGGCAATTTTGCAAGCGTACGCAGAATGTCGTTCACAGCCAAAGGCGAAGAAACTCCAAGACCATAGTTTCCAGCAATGTGTATTCCAAGTATTTTCTTAGGAAGATGGGAGCCCACACCAATCAAAATTGAGCCACAATCCCCACGATCCGTTTCCATTGATTTGTACTCATACCTATCACGAATAGTGTACACACGCTCTCCATCTTCATACTCACGCTCTTGTGCATCAAAAGCTTGGATCATTCCAAAGCGCATTAACGCACCACCTTCAAACGGAGTGCAAAGCACAGCCTGACTCTGACGAAACGAAGACATAGTAACAGAGTCGGCAATGTTTCCAACTATATCAGCATGATCATGCAGCGCACAAGGAAAAGCTATCAATAATTGGTCTTTTGCTTTTCCAACGACATCGCAAACAACCTGATACGACAATTTTTCAACAGGAAAAACATGCCCATCAGGTACATTCTTATTGTACAATCTAATACGCGACGCACGTTTCAAATATGGCACGAGATGGGCAACAGTTAAACCAACTCTCCCACGAATCATACAAATTTTTATCTTAGGTCCCCAGCGTCCATCAATCTCCAATTGCATTTCATACAAGTTATTCAATACTTTCTTCGACACTGCGAATGCATTGGGGTCAAGCTGTAGCTGAGCTTGCAATTTTGAGGACAAAAATTTATACGCACTGTAAGCAACTACTCCAGCCACAGGGGCAATCACACCAGCGTCCAAAATATTTTCCATCATGGAAGGCGATTCATCACCCTCAGGAATCTCATCAGTTGCAGCTACAATATCATATATTGAGGGCTTTTCCTCCTGTTCAACTTTTGCACGCGTTACAATGCGAGTTTTTGGATCGGCACTGTTAGACAACTCAATCTTCGGGCGTAAAAGATTACGTGTCTTGGGATCAGCACTCGCAGACAACTCAGTGACGGGCTTTTTGAAATTCAAGGTTTTAGGATCTCCACTAGCGCTCAATTCACAAACTCCCGCGTGATTATCACCACAATGAAGACAATCAATGCACGCACTAACGTCTTCAATAGTCATGGGTTTAATCTTGTTCAATTTTCTCTGAGTGATAGAATCAAACGTGGTCTTCAATGGTTTGGCGTAGAAATACCAGACGAGAGCCACAAGAGGAATACCTGCAATCGCCATATGATACCAAGAGGCCTTCGAAAGCGCTTCTTTTGCTTTCTTGACTGCATCAGCAACACTAGTAGTTAAACTACACTTGGCATTCGTGAGGATAGCCTGCAAACGTCGCACACGAGCACTTCGAACAGTCCTTCGACATTCCACAAAATGACACAAACAAGGGAACCGATCCAAAGGTTCCAGCTCCAAATATTCGTCTTCATCGGGAGAATCAAGAAGAGAAGCTACATGAACTTCAACGTCACGTCGATACGAAGCGCCCTCAGCAAAACTCTGCATGAGCGTAAATCCGTCCTTAATGGAAGTCTTCCCACTGCGCACATTTGAGATAATGTCATGAAGCCACATTCTTGTCTCTTGGTCAAAAATGCTCAGACACTGTTCAGCGCCAAAATCGCAAATCATTGCAAAGTCAAGCATGGAAAGTTCGCGCACGGCAGTAACACAGTCACGCATCTCTACCACACCTTGCTGTTCCAAATCAGGAATAAACAACTGGGCCGCCAAGGGAGCTTCAGCACGTTCCTGCAAAAACTCAAACAATTTAGAAGAACGTTCAAAACGCAAACGATACAAGGCAGCAGCGCGGCTCGCGAATTCTTCATAAGACAAAGGTCTCCCATCAATTTGGTGCCCAGTCTGTGGATCACACAAATACACACGATACACATCCATAGAATGCATTTTCCCTGTCAAGTTGAAAACTTTTTCAGGATCAACCCGCCACACACGCGCCTCTTGATCAAACTTGGCAAATTCACGTTTTACAGTGATTTGAGCAGACAAATCAACGCGTCGTCGAACAGCATCCGGCCATGTCAAAGACTCAGGGCGAAACACTGCAGTGTTTGAAGTAATCAGT